AAATCAATTAAAATGATTGAACCATCTTTGTTATACTATAACCAAAGTAAAAAAGCATATATGTACATCAGAGATGATAAACATGCCCAATTTACTACACAAATTGATAAGTCTGAACAATACAGTATAGAAGAAATTGTACGTGAAGACTTTGGTTTATATGATGGCAAAATTACATTAAGTTATTTAGATAATGCTATAAAAACTGCTAATATGTTAAAAACATTAGAAGATTTATTAGTACCAATGCGTTTTAGTAGAAGTATTTCAAGACGTATATTCAACGTTGATATTTCTGATTTACCTAATAAGCGTGGTTCGGAAGTTATGAGAGAGCATCAGACTAAATTCAAATATAAGAAGTTCTTTAATAATGAATCTGGTGAAGTTTCTAACCAACAACATATAACATCTATGGTAGAAGATTATTGGTTCGCTAACCGTTCCGGTGGTAAAGGTACGACTGTTGACACATTGGATGAGACTGGTAATTTAGGTGAATTAAATGATATTTTATATTTCTCTAAAAAGTTGTACAGATCATTAAAAATTCCTGTAAGCAGAATTTCAAATAATCCAGAAACTGATCAATCATGGTCTTTTGATGAGACAAGAACAACTAAAGAAGATATGAAATTTTTCATGTTCATATCAAGACTTAGATTAGTTTATTCTTCTATGTTTAAATCTATACTAAAACGTGAAATTATTAGTTGTGGCATTATGAATGAAGAAGAATGGAATAGTATTGAACAAGATATACAGATTCAATTCGTTCAAGAAAATAAATTTATTGAAAAAATGAAATTAGAAGCATTCATTTCTAAAATGGGTATTTACACAAATATACAAGAACATCAAGGTAAATTATTTGCTGTTGAAACAATTCTTCAAGAAATCTTTAAAATGTCTAACGATGAAATAAAAGATGAATTCAAAAAGATCAAAAAAGAAGAAAAAGACCCATTATTCGCTAATTTCTATAAGGAAGATGATAGTTCTAGTTGGTAATTATATTATGTAAAATATAAATAATTTAATAATTCATAGTGACCGTAATGTCTAAAAACTATAACTTTTAGCACTACCAACGTATTTTTAATTAGGTTCGTCCAATTAAATGTCATGTTTTATGAATGCATGAATAAATTACAAATGGTTTTTCTGACTCATTTAAATTAATTATATGATATACAGAAAGTAATGCTAATTCATAAACTTAAAGGAGAATTTTAATATGGCTGAAATGCTTTCGCCAGGTGTATACGTTACGGAAATTGATGATAGTACTATCGTACCTTCAGTATCAAATTCTATCGCTGTATTTTCTGGTCAATTTACAAAAGGTACTGTTGATGAATATAAACTGATTACTTCTGTTTCAGAACTAATCTCTATGTATGGTTACCCAACTGATACTAACTATAATGATTGGTTCCAATGTTATAACTTTTTACAATATGGTAACAAATTACTTATCGCTCGTGCGGCAAATACAAACGGTTCTGTTACACAAACTGGTGATATTGTATTAATTGATGCTGTTCAAACTGGTGGTGATATCTCTGTTGGCATGGTTACTGTTAATGATTTAAGTGTTGGCCAAACGATTACATTCGGCACTGATTCAGAAGTATACGAAATTGTTGCTATTGATCCTGTTGCTCCATCAATTGAAATTGATCGCGGTTTATCAGTTTTATCTTCTGAATCTGTGGTTGCTAATACTACTGTTAATATTTGGACTCAAACTACGAACGGTATTGTTGAAGCTGTTGATGATACAAATATTACACAAGTTACAATTCAAAGTGGAACTTTCCCTGTTGCTAATTCAGCGGTTACAGCTATTAGCGATTATTTACCAAGTGTACAACCTGTTGCTAATGCGTTTGAGTTTACTAATAACTTTACACCGATTTTTACTAACCCGAATTCTAAACTTCAATTTATTGCTAAAAATCCGGGTACTTCTGCAAATAATTTATCTATTTGTGTGGCTGACCCAAGCGCTTTCTTAGCTAATTCAACTGCTCCTGCTAGTCATGTTACACGCTATGCATTTGAAGGTGTTATATTAGATGACTTGTTTGAATATGCTCCAACAGGTACAGAAATTGCTATTGTTATTAAAGAAAATGACACTATTGTAGAACAATATGTTGTTGATTTTGATGAAACTGCAAAAGATTTTAATAACAAATCTACTTACATCGAGAATGTTATTAACGTTTCATCTAACTACATTTATGTTGTAGATAATTCATCTGCTAACACTAATAATATTGCTAATTATGTACTATTATGGGATGAAACTAATTCAACTTATATCGGTAACAACTTAACGTTCGAATATGCTAATGATGCAGGTATCCAAGAAGATGACTTATTAGTTGCATACGAATTATTTAACAACAAAGAAGAAATTGATATTGACATCGTTATAGCTAATGAATTAGATAATGGTGCATCTGTTGCTGCTTTGCTTGATACACGTCAAGACTGTCTTGGTTTCATTGGTCCGCAATATATAGATGTTGTTGGTAAAAAATCAACAAATGCTATTCAAAACTTGTTATCATGGAGAAAAGGTACAGGAACCAATCCTTCTAATACAAACATTAATTACAACAATATGTTCGTAATTAGTTGTGGTAACTATAAATACCAATACGATCGTTATAACGATAAATACCGTTGGATTAATATTGCTGGTGATATCGCTGGTCTACGTGCTGAAACTTCTCAAAACCGTGCATCATGGTGGGCAAGTGCTGGTTTAGAACGTGGCCAAATTAAGAATGTTACTAAACTTGCTTTCAATCCTACACAAGGTCAACGTGATATGCTTTACAAAAATGGTATTAATCCAATTGTTGCATTCCCTGGTCAAGGTACAGTTATGTGGGGTCAAAAAACATTACTTGCTAAGCCTTCATCTTTTGACCGCGCAAACGTTCGTGGATTATTCAATACTCTTGAACGTGCTTTGTCAAAAATGGCTAAATATCAAGTTATGGAATTCAATGATAATTTCACAAGAAATCGCATTATTTCTATGATTAAACCTTACTTAGGCACAGTACAAGCTGGCCGTGGTATAACTGACTTCTTGGTAATTTGTGATGAATCAAATAATACACCCGATGTAATCAGTAGAAATCAACTAATTGTTGATATCTATATTAAACCCGTTTATGTTGCAGAATACATTAATTTACGATTCACAAATGCCGGAACAAATTCATTTGCTGAGGTCATTGGCGGATAATTATTATTAACGTACCAATACTTCCAAATGATAACCGGGTTTCTTAACCCGGTTTTTTATGTCTGAATATAAATAAAATAAATTAAATATAAAGGTCAATATGTTAAGTCCAGGTGTTAATACAACAACAATAGAAAAGGTTAAATACACTCCAAATATCAACAATGAAATTGGATGTTTTGCTGGCCATTTCGAAAAAGGCCCGATTAATGTACCAACTTTTATCACTGATATAAATGAATTCAAATTTATATTTGGCCGTGGAATAAATTATCATCATAATGATTGGTATCAAATATATAATTTCCTTCAATATTCAAATGGTGTATGGGTAACTAGAACTGCAGGTGATACATATTATAATTCTTCTAACATAATAAATTATGATTTTTCAATCAATAATAAATTAGATTATGAAAATACCCAACTCTACTATAACAATAATGTCAATATTATCGCAAAAACACCAGGAGAATGGGGTAACATTTTATCAATTGCAATAGTACATAAAGAAGATTTTGATAACAATGTAACAGTTTATGATAATAAAAAAATAAAAAATATATTTTCATTCTTTGAGGAAAATAATACAGGGATAATCGTCTTTAGAAACAACAAAATAGTCGAAATATTTTATGTGCCTGATACAGAAATTATTATCAATAGCTCGTACATATACTTTAGTACTGATTCAAATAATATACCTTCATTTTATGATAATATGATTATAAAACTTGGTAATGGATACACAGGTGTTCCTACAGGAAGAAATATCGAAGAATCATACAATCTATTTACTAAAGAAGATTATGAAATTGATATAATAATAGGAAATGACAAATCAAATATAGCTGCTATAAATTTAGCTAACTCACGAAAAGATTGTATTGCATTCATAGGTTTACCCAAATCCTTTCACAAAATACTTATCGGCATGGGCTTACCTTTAAGCAATGAAATGAATAAAATCTTCCAATTGTCTAACAAAGTTAGCCCGAGTGAACGATTAACTGATGACTATAAAACAGGATTATTTGATTATTTGAAGTCATTACCATATAGTGAATATGTTCATTTTACATTTGGTATTAAAGAACAATTTGACGGGTTTAGTAATACATACAAATTAGTTAATCTTGCTGGTGATACTGCAGGGTTAAAAGCAGCAGCATCTAAAGATAGACCTTGGGGTATTGGTGCTGGATTAGAAAAAGGTGTCATTTTAAATACTGAAAAAATAATACCAAGAATAGGTAAAATAGATAAGTTAAAAATGTATCAGCACGGCTTTAATATAATAGACAATAATATATTAATGACACAAAAAACATACACAGTAACACCAAGTAAATTTAATAGAATAAATATTAGAAGTCTATTTAATCATATAGAACGATATGTTGAAAATTATGTTAAATCATATGTATTTGATGAATCAACACCTTCAAATAGAAAACAAATAGCTTTAGGAATTAAAAAAATTCTTTTAGAAGCTAAATCAAATAAAGGAATTATTTCAGGTAAGGTTCATTGTTATAATGATAATGGTAATATAAAAGTTGATGTTTTTATTAATCCAACTTCAATAAATGAAACTGTTAATCTTCAAATGATAAATACTGGTAATAATACAATAAGCAATATAATAGGATAAATCATGGAATTCATATCAATAATTGATCTAAAAGAAAAACAACTAAATGAAATAACATTAACAGACAATATTGTTATGGCTACCGAGGACTTTAGCGCACCTGATAGTACGTTTAGAATTAAATATAGCACATTCAAAGACTTAATAACCGAAACATTAAATAGTAGTAACGTTGTTTTAAAAACATCTAAGCAAGCTCTTATTAATGGTGGTGCTTTAACACTGAATGGAAATATTCTATCACTCAATAAAGCTGATTCAACATCAGATACAATTGATTTAGCATTAGATACATATGTTACTAAAACCTCATCTCAGACCCTTTCGGATACTAACGTGTTAAATCTGACTGGTAACATTTTATCACTGAATAAAGGTGATGGTACAGCTGATACAATTGATCTAGGGCTTTATTTAGATGATACTAATCTTTCTAGGATTATAAAAGGTACTTATGATATTAACACAAATGCGTTAATATTCACTAGAGACGATGGTTCAACGTTCAGTGTTGATGCTAGTATGTTTTTCGATGATACTAACTTAGTTACATCTGTAAATAATATGACTGGTAATATAATAATTACGAAAGATACAATTGGATTAGGAAATGTTGATAATACATCAGATCTTAATAAACCATTGTCTACAGCTTCTGTAGATGCACTAGCATTGAAATCATACGTAGGTCATACACATGATTTAGATTATGCGGCAATTGTCCATAGTCATCCTGAGTATTCATTAACAACACATATACATACTGAATATTCTTTACGTGATCACGTTCATACAGAATATTCATTGACTACACATAATCATGATTTAGATTATTCTGCAATTGCACATACACATAATGAATATGCTTTAGTAAGTCATTCGCATAACGCTGATTATTCACCAATTGGACATACACATAATCAGTATTCATTGACTACACATAATCATGATTTATATTATTCTGTAATTACACATACTCATACTGACTATTCATTAACGACTCATACTCATACTGAATATTTAACAAGTGCTGATTTACCTACAGTTATAGATAACTTAACTAGCACATCTATAGTTGATACACTAAGTGCTAATCAAGGTAGAATATTAAAGAACGATATTGATAATCAAATTAGTACACATACACATACTCAGTATTCATTGACTACACATAATCATGATTTAGATTATTCTGTAATTACACATACTCATACTGAATATTTAACAAGTGCTGATTTACCTACGGTTATAGATAACTTAACTAGCACATCTATAGTTGATACACTAAGTGCTAATCAAGGTAGAATATTAAAGAACGATATTGATAATCAAATTAGTACACATACACATACTAATATAGACGCATTGTATTTGAATAGTAAAACATCAGATGAATATGTACAAACAACACCAACTAATCGTCAAACAATAACAACAGGATTAGTAATTTCAGATAATAGAAATGATATAGGTGTCTTAAAAGTAATTCAACATAAAAATAATATTAATGCACCAGCTAGTTTTTTGATTGCACAAGATGGTGATAATGATACTGATGTCGCATTTGAAATAAGATCTAAAATTGATGGTACATTAACTGATACAAGTGATAGATTATCAAACGATACATCACCTGATATGAAATTACAAATCTTTTCCAATGGTGATATTATTACAAGTGGTTCTGTTACATCTAATGGAAATGAACTATTACATGCTGGTAACATTGGTACTTTATCTCTAGATGCTGATACAGTTGACGGGCTTCATGCTTCTTCATTTTCATTGACTACACATAATCATGATTTAGATTATTCTGCAATTGGACATACTCATACTGAATATTCATTAACGACACATACACATAATGAATATTCATTAACGACTCATACTCATACTGAATATTTAACAAGTGCTGATTTACCTACGGTTATAGATAACTTAACTAGCACATCTATAGTTGATGCACTAAGTGCTAATCAAGGTAGAATATTAAAGAACGATATTGATACACATACACATAATGAATATTCATTAACGACTCATACTCATACTGAATATTTAACAAGTGCTGATATTATTAATGTTACTGATAACTTAACTAGCACATCTATAGTTGATGCACTAAGTGCTAATCAAGGTAGAATATTAAAGAACGATATTGATACACATACTCATACTGAATTCACAAATATGATGCATACTAATGTTGCACAAACAATGACTGCACCATTAACAGTTAAAGAAGTAACAAACCAAGAGTTTTTATTAACAGGTACAAATATTAATCCAGCGAATGGTTCTATTCAATATTCAACAATATCAACAAGTATTACATTTACGGAATCGATTCAAAATGGACAAGGTGTGTTATTAATGCTTAAGAATTCATCAGTAAATAATTTAATAACATGGCCTAATGTAATGTGGTTGAACACATCACAAGTAGCACCAGATGTAATAAATTCTACTATATTCACTGCTATATATTTGTTTAAAGTTAATAATGTACTGCATGGTTTATTATTAGGAGATGGCACGTAATGCTTAATTTATCATTTTTGGGGGGTGTCACAAAAAAGTCGCCGATATCTTATATAGATTTTACTAACTTAACACATAATATAACTTATACTAATACTAATTTTCCGACTACTTTATATTGTTGGATATATTTTAGCCCTGATGGCACTAAGTTATTTACAAAAGACCAATATACATTAAAAGAATACACATTATCAATACCATGGGACGTATCAACTCTTATATATAATAATAGTAAAACATTTAGTTATGCTCAATATGGATATGTTAGGGATTTTTGTTTTTCTACTGATGGCTATAAGTTCATGCTTACTAAAGAAGTATCTGGACGCACATATATATATACATGGGACTTAAACCCATTATTAAATCCATTCGAACTAGATTCTTTTGACTTATTAGTAGATACTCCTGTACTTAGTTATTTTAGTTCTGACGATATTTTATCATTAAATATGAACAACTCAGGCTCAATGATAAATACAGTTAGCACAACATACTCTAATCCATATTCATTGTTTTATAATAGTATTCATTATACACCATTATCTTATGATTTTTCCGGTGTGTCAACACTTAATAGAAACATAGTAGCAAGATATCGACCAAATTATGCAACATATGCAACAGTATCAAGAAGCATGTTTATGAGTAATGATGGTTATACATATGTTTGGTTAGAAAATAATATAATGCAAAGGCTTGCACAACTTATAGTTTCTAATTTATCAGTTCCATGGGATTTAACTTCTGTAGAAACGACATATAATGTGTCAATATCACACATAGTATCAACCCCATTTAACATGTTCTTTAGTGAAGATACTGGTAAATTGTTTATTACTGATTCAAATCAACGAATACACGAATTTATACTTTAAAGGAGTAAAAAATGCATTTAGTTAAAATTAAAAATGGTTTAGTAGAAAAATTCCCATATTTTGTTCAAGAATTAAAAAAATCTAATCCTAATATTTCTTTTCCAAAAAATATGTCCGAAAGTTTGTTAAATGAATTCGGTGTTTATACTGTAACAGTATTAGACATCCCAGAATATGATTCATATACACAAACCCCCGAAATGCAAGGACCTGAATTAATTAATGGTGTTTGGACGATCTCGTGGATTATAAATGATAAATCAATCGATGACGCAACTAAACTTATTAAACAAAAAAGAGATATGCTACTATACAAAACAGATTGGACAGCAAATTCTGATGTTATAATGACACCAGAAATGGAAACATATCGCCAAGCATTGAGAGATATTACATTACAAACTGATTTTCCATATAATGTAACTTGGCCAATTAAACCTTAAAAAATATTAAATCCTTTATATAAATAAATAAAATAATATTAAAGGATTTACAATGGCCACAAGAGAAGATTTAATAATTTTTCCTGGTAGTACTTTTGCTAAACAATGGGTAATATCAGATGATATTCTAGAACCTCATGACATTACTGATTTTGTACCTAATATGCAAATCAGACGTTTTCTTGGTGACCCAAATCCTTTATATGACTTATATGAGTTAGGTTATTTAAACATCCCTTATGGTGTTGATGGTGAAATAACTTTAGAAATACCTAACACATTCACTTCTGAAATGACATTTAATCAAGCAGTATATAGTTTAGAATTAATAGATTCGGATGGATTTGTTGAAACTCTAGCAAATGGTTATATAACCGTTTCTAAAGAAATTACAATATAAAATAGGACAAAATATAATGGCAAACCTTTCAAATACTGAAAAAACAATCATCACTAGCTACCGTGGAAAGGCAGGGAAGTCACCGTATGAATTAGCTGTTATTAATGGTTTCGTAGGAACTGAAGCTGAATGGTTGCAAGATCTAAGAGATAACTTACAATTAGGTATTGATACTTCAACAACTAATAAATTCTTTACAAATGATGGTACTAGTTATTATTGGGTTGATCTTCCTTTAGATGAAAAGGTTGATAAATTATCATCACAATCATTAGCAGAAACTAACGCATTAATATTAGCTGGTAATGAATTATCACTGAATAAAGGTGATGGTACAGCCGATATT